CGTCACTGCCCCGAAAAGCGGACATAACGTCGAAATCTCCACGCAACAGCCTTGCCTCAAGTGCGCGCTGCAGCTCCTCGCTCACGGCGACGTGGTCGCTACGTGCGGTCGCCACAAACGCGCGCCGCGCGGCTGTAGTCTGAAAAGTCCGTGGGAAATCCGCAATAATGTTGGTACGTATGTTCCACTTATCGACGTAACGCTCCCAACCAGCAAAGGCCGTAGCGCCGGCAGTGACCTGACCGATGCGCACAATGAGTGCTCCAATGATGGGATGCTGCTCCGCATTGTTTCCTCCGCATGTGCGTAGGTGACAAGAATACGCCTTCAGCCGCAATAAGTACATAACGCGGCGCATGGCCAGTCCCTCACAACCGTACACCCAACAAAGCTTGTTAAGTGTGGCCGGGATGTCCACGTATGCGAAGCCGCCCTGCCACCATGTGGAACAGAAGGTCTGGTCGCCCTCATCGTTACCGACAGCCGCCGCGCTGAAGTCGTAGCCCAGATCGCGCAACACTTCCGCGTCCAACTCTTCGGGGCAAGAAATGCCATCATCGCCCGTCACAGCCGCCTCCGGTAGGCGCTCGCTGAAAAGAATCTGCGTCGCGTCGTCGAGTGTGACGCTGCGCTCACGGGATATACGAACGACGCGGCACCAAAAGATCGCGCTAAGATTGAGCCAACAATTAGCGAAAAAAGTCGTATACTCGCCAGACTTCCGGCACATCACGTAACCCTCAATGCCGTTATGAACAACGCGGCGCAGATTTTCGGCATAGAACGCAGGCAGCTTGGAGCCCGTGGTGTAATAGCCGGCCCTGCGGCACATGTATTCAAGCAATGATTTCTCCGAAACCACGGCCAACTGACGGGCCGCGGTTGTTTCGAACGAGGAGTAATCTGTATTGTTATGCACACGGCCGCACAAATAGCGCATGCGTCTCGCAAACTCTGCGGGCGGCAATATGCTCGCCACGTATTCCTTCAACAGTGAGTTTCGCATGAAATGTTCCATGGGTGCCAACAGCTGGCAAGTCTCAAATGCTTCCAATTTGCTCATGGTACATATAATCCGCGGTCGGCCGCACACCACGCCGTCCTTCATCTTCGCGTTGGACTCAAACTTGATGAAAAACCCCGCTGTTGCATACTTCATGCGCTGTCTGTTCGTCATGCTGCCGGACTTAAAGGCTTGGTACTCGGCAACGTCCCGCTCTATCTGCTTGGTTGTCAAGCGTGCACGAGAAGCCACCCTGTAAGCTTCGCACGGGTCCTCAATCTCGGCTCGTAATGTCGTAGTATCCCAAGTCGAGCCAAAATGGGATATCATAGCCTGCTGAAACTTTGCAAACTCATCCAAGCTGTCAAAAGGCGGTGTGGGCTGAATAAGCCTCCCGAGGAAGGCCTGCGCAAGAGTAACCGGATTCGTTGCCGGTATCACTCCGGCACCCAGCTTACGCAT